CTTCTTGGATTTGCTTGATCGCTGGCGCTAAAACTTCATTGGTAGAATAGTATCGACCATTTCCGTTGGGTTGATCGCCCATCTGGATAAGACCTGTCACTCGCAGCACAGGAGTACCATTTCCATTACGATCTTCCTTGATAGCGTTTTTCCTATCTAAAATCTTAAATTCATGAGTATCCCTGATCAGCTTCATGCCGGCAGGGATTACTCCTGTTTCTGCAATGACTCTTCGATTCTGAAAACACGATGTTCTTCGACTAGGTATCATTATTTGCTCCTTAAAGGTCAATATTGTCAAGATCGTCACGATCGCCGATTCCCTCGACTGATTCGTCGTCCTTACGCTTGTTGACCTTCGGTTTTACATCTGTGCGTGGGTCTTCTTCGGCTTGTTTATGATATTTTGGCTTGCTAGGGTCTGTAATATCATTGTCTTCATTAAGACCGTCAAAATCTTCGTCTTCGTCCTCAGTATCGATGTTGTCATCGCCTGACTCGTCTTCATACTCTTCATCATCAGCCATTTCATCGTCGGCCGATTCATCATCCGCATATTCTTCATCGTCAGCGAGTTCATCACCGTCCTCGATGGCATCGTCATCCATTGACTCACCGCCATCTATTAGTTCTTCATCGCCAAATTCATCATCGAGATCTTCGTCTTCCATTCCGGACATTTCCATGTCTTCATCTTCGATGTCTGAAGCATCCATATCCATTTCATCATCGCTTTCAAGACCCAACTCATCCTTTATTTCATCGATTTCATCATGAATACTATCAATTTCAGCTCTCATTTCATGGTCAGAGCCACCTTCATCGCCGAATTCGTCTCCGCCTAGTTCAAGATCTAAAGAACTCATATCGCCATCTGAGCCATCTTCGAGGCCATCTTCTTCGCCGGCCATATCTTCAGCGCCTTCGAACTCATCTTCGCCACCAATGTCGTCGGCACCATCAAGGTCGCCTTCGCCATCAAGATCTTGATCTACATCGCCCATGTCGACACCTTCTTCGTCGTCGACAGCCGAAAAATCAGGCATATCTTCTTCTTCAGAAGGTGATGATATGGAAGGTTCAGTAGCTTCTACAGGCTTCATCGCATCCATTTCTTCTTCGAATTCTTCGTTTAAGAAGCTTCGTTCTGATTCGGAGATTGGCGAAAGCTGATCGATACTGCCTGCTAACCACTCACGGAATAAGGAAGAATTTCCACGAATGACTCTAGCAGCAGCTAGAGCACTATTTTGGACTTTCTTAGGAACTGGGATTTCGATCGTACCGTCCTCTGACATAACAACTGCTGGTAATTCAGCGTTACCATGGTCCAGCGCAAATTTGGCGCCATTGAAGACACCATAGAGGACATCGCCGTTCTTTGAAGTCCAGCGAATAGCGTTTTCGTTCACTGGTTTGGCTGCCTCGTCCTTTTTCTTATTACCCTTACCGTATGAGTTGCGACTTAATCCCCGCTTTCGCATTATTGGGGATTTTCTTTGGCTTTCTTTTACAGTGGCCCTAGTATTCTGGTAAGTATCGACTATCTGGTTTACAGCTAGGGGTAGCATTGTTTGATTTAGATTCAACACGACCTTTCTAATGCAAGACTCCACGATCTTCGGAAGACCTTTAACTAGCTGCTCATTTGTCAAATTATTTGCGATAACATGTCTATCGACCATTTTGACTATCATCTGGATCTTAGAATTATCGCTAATCGCTGTTTTACCGTACTGACCCATTATGGACCTATCGCCTTTAGAGACGTTGTAGGCATACTGATCAGAATTTTCGTTAATAGGCTGCTTGTTTTTGTTTCGACCCTCTAATCTTGGCGGGCCGCCAGGGGCTGCGCCAGGTGCTGGAGCAGCGTTTGGTGCTGCGCCGGGCGCTGGAGCAGCGCCAGGAGCAGGCGGAGCGCCAGGAGCTGGGGCTGCGCCTTCAGTCGGTGGCTCGTCAAGAAGAGCGGACAAATCATCTTCTCCACCCGCTTCGTCTGGCATACCAAGATCATCTTCTCCTTCTTCACCAGCTGCTGAACTCTTACCACCGATTTGTATTAATGGAGAATTAATATTTATTACTGGAGCGCCTGAAGAAGCTGGTTCTTCTTCGGTTTCGACTTCAGGTAAGCCAGAATCAGTAGTATTAGGCATTTGGTCGAAATCGGCAAGATTTTCGTTTGATGTCACTTCTTCTTGGATGGTGGCGATTAAATCTTCTGCCTCGTATATTGTCGCATCATCAACAGCCTTGTCCTTGAGCTTATTGATAAGGCCATCTAGCTTGCTCTTTAATTCATGGTTTTCCATGATTCTAGGAGTCTTGTCTCTCAATTGACTCAAAGTCGTCGCAAGTGCTTCCGCAGCGATCTCCCTGTTACCAATAGTCTCGAAAATGAGATCCAAGAATTTATTATAAACTGGTTCGAATTCTTGAGCCTCTGATAGTATTGTAACATTTTGTGCAAGATTATAATTCTCAACGGCGCTTGCAATATTCTTCCATTCTTTAACTATCTTGTTGCGATTTACTCGCAAATTAGTCTTATGAAACAATGTAGCCACATCTTCACATAGTTGTGGGTTAAATATGGCTTTTGCTGCAAGTGCGTTCGAAATTAGTTCTTTGGTTTGCGACCTATTCAAAAGAGTAAATTCCTCGTACTCTTCTAAAAATGGCGCTACCAAGTTAACAGCTTTATCGACACTGCCTTCAGATATTAATGAGGCAACATCATAGATTCGTCCTTGAAAACCTTGACTTAGATATGCTTCCATCGCCACTTTGCGCATGGTTTTTGCAGTTAACTTCTTAGTCGCCCATTTAGAAACTGGCAAATTAAATTGTTCGCCATCGATGAAATGGCCGCCGATAGCATGATTATCTTCGACTATAACTCTGGTAGAGATTGACTCTACTACACAAGCCACTATTTTCTTTTTGATATCTTCATTAATTTGTTCTGGGGTTCTGACTTTAATACGGCGCACAACACCGTCTTTGCTGCAAACCATCCCAGATTCTGGGATGACTCGGCCAGTAAAGCGTTGAGCTTTCATGCGTCCAAATGTAGACTGCATGCCCTTTTGGTCATTTCGTTCGATAGCATTTACCAAACGCAAGCAAGATTCTTCGAAAAGGCCTGCTTTCTGGCTTTCTACTATAGAGATTGGGTGAATATCGGTAATGTTGATCGCACCATGGGACTTATGATGCTTTGCGATATAAAAGGTATTAGACCCCACATCTTCGATGTATAGGTCTTTCGAATAAAGCGCAGCTAAGCGCCAGTTTTTATTAGTTGCTTTGCCTAGTTCCTTAACTTTTGATTCAAAAAAAGCTACTTTAGCCTGAGCTGAATCGTTAAGGGCTCCCAAGAACTTTCGGCTATCCATTCTTATTGGACTAAGCGCTTTGTTCTGGTTCTGAGCCATAATAATACTCCCATTAAACGGTGAAAAAGTTATAATTAATTTTTGCTAAAAAGTATATTTTCATGATTTTGGTAAATCATGCTCTGTGATATCAGCGCCCTGCGATTCAGCTATTGGATGCCCTTTAGCCCTCATCAGTATATCGTAATTCTCCTTAATTACTTCATCTCTGATGCTTTTAGGGACTGACCACTCTACCAATAATTCCTGATCTTGATTAGGATCATGAATCGTATTAGTCTTTTGCGTGGGCTGATTTCTGGAAAGACCATCAAGTTCCTTCGACTCAATTAAATACTCATATTTAGTATTTAAAGTCTTGGTATCGTCATAACTAAATCCGCGCCTCTCATGTATCTTTTCTAAATATGTTCTAACCCTTCCTGATACTTCTTTGCGCTTCATTTCGTTAATCAGCTTTTTATGAGCCTTGGCGTCAAAGCCGCCCTCACCAAGTGGCGGCAAACCTCCTGCGTCAGCACCGCCAGGAGGAGCGCCTGCGTCAGCACCGCCTAGAGGAGCACCTGCGTCAGCACCACCAACAGGAGGAGCACCACCTTCAGCACCTTCTGGTGGCGCACCACCTTCTGGAGGAGCATCACCAGCGCCTTCTAAACCACCCATAGCACCGCCGCCGCCGCCGCCGCCGCCGCCGCCGCCGCCACCTTCTTCGCCGCCTTCTTCGCTCTCTGGAGACTTACTTAACATTTCTAAGTCTTTAAGCTCTTGGATTTCATCGGGAGTAAGGTCAGTAAAGTGAGTCACAATCCATTCCTTGGGAAACCAACCAAGATCCTTGAGATCCGACATTACGCCGACTCTCGTTCTCCAAGATTCAATCCTATATAATTCTTCCATAGCACTGGTAGCGGTGAGTGCAATTTCAAATCCTTTTAGATCTTCTACGGAGAAGCCTTTAAGAGCCAGATGAACAATAGCGACCTTCGTCAAGCCATTGGCAACTTCTCTTTGGATATATTGAACAGCTTTAGCAAACTCGCTATGGCTCTGCGATAAAGATTTTTCCGATGACTCTCCAGCGCCTTCCCCGATGCCTACCCTAGCAAAAGGGATTTTCATGGGCGCGACCATTTTCTTTTTAAAATATTCTATGTCTGCTATTTTATCGACGTTCTCGCCGCCTTGGAGAATTTCGACATCAGGACCTGTACCATCGCTACGTCTAGGAAGAAAATAATCGTCTTCTTGAATTAGAGGACTGTATCGTTCATCAAAAGAGCCGGTGGTAGGATTATAAAACCTCTGCCTTTTAAAATTCCTAGCAATCATCTGCATATATTCTGGAACTTCTTTAGGCGGTATCATACCGACAGGAATGATGAATTTACGTCGTTCTGGTGCTCTCGTGATCCTATAGATCAAAGCTGCGTCTTCCATCAGCCGCAACTGCTTAAAAGCCTTCCTACCGCCGTCCAAGATTGATTTTCCGTAGGGCGCGTAAAAGTTTTCAAAATTGGTCAATCGAAGATGCATCACTTGCCAAGGATGCAAGAATATAGGCTTAGGCCACATGCTATCCATGTGGAAGAAGCCGATCAGATCACCATAGCGGGTCTCGATCCTTGTGAAGTTATACACATTCATAAACTTCAGCGCCGCTACCGATGTGCGGTCAGCGTCGAGCGTTATCTCAAACGGCATATCGCCGTACTTGCATAGATATCTAATAGTAGGCCGGCAAAGTGTATCCCAATTTAAAGTGTTATAGAATAGGCTTTCAAGTTCTCGCTTCAGACGGATCGAACGTGCTCTAATAATTAGTGTATGCTTACGCTCAGGATCGACTAAACTATTGTGTACTATTAAAAAATTTGGGCCTGTTCCTACAGCGAAATTATGGTGCTCAGGAACCTCTATGTCATATACTTTATCTGCCTTCCCAGCATCCTCTACGGCTTTAACTACTTTCTCGCCATCTTCTTCGGTTGGCGCATCGATAGGTGTACCGGTTATATCGGCGTTAATTATAGTAAATGAGCGTATCCGTTGCCCTGGCTTTAATTCTGATGCTCTTATATATTCATCTGACTCAGTTAAATATAGATGCTCAGCGGTATTCGTTATTATGGTGCCATCTTCGAAGATAACTCTAATAGTATCAACATCAGTACCAGTAACTCTTGCACCCTTAGCGACAGCTGGAACAAATTTCTGGTTGGCGATATCATATGCTATAACTATGAATTCGTGCTCGCTGCCGGCTTGGGCTAGCTTTTCGATCGTAATAGTCGAACCATTAACTAACAATATTGGAGTACTACCCACTAAACAGGCTTCATCTGCATATAAATCGAGAGCTAAACTTATTTCGCCGGTTTGATCCATCTGCTCATAGTCTTTATATCTCTCTAGGCGATTAATCTGAAGATTCGTTTGGTCTAGAATAGCGGCTTGCTGGTTAAAATCTAAAAAATCGCCGCCGGAAGTCAATCTATCAAGGTTAGTTTGATCTTGAAAAATCCTTTCCGACTGATATATTCTATTCTGCCTTGTCAGGGCACGTAATCTATCAAAAATTAACCAATTGCTAGCCATATGCCGCTCCAAGCCCTAAAATAAATATATTTACAATAGCCAAACGACCTAAAAGCCGAATTAATAACGGCTTAAATAATTTTAAATCGTTCTATATTATACAATTAAACCAATAATATTATTTTCTCTTCTGTCTATAGAATTTTGGAGGCGTAACCAAAGGTCTACCTCCTACGGAAGGTATAGCGCCAAGCTGATATGTAAATTGATCAAGAACACGCTGGGCTGCTATTTCTGGCAAATCGATTGGCTCCATGCTCATTGGTATTAACAGGCTCGATCCACCTTTTTCAATAAACGACTGCTGGTCGACTACACGTTGTTCATCTGTCAATATGGTTGGGCCAACCATCGATCTAAAATCAGTATTATGATTAGCTGGTGAGACGATTCCACCATCATCGATAAAAGCGTCGCTAGTACCGATGAAGGCAAGAGCTGTTGCAATTACTAGATCGTCGAAGTTACCTGCACCGTCTTCTGCCTCAGTTTTAGATGTATCCCGCCCTGACTTGTCTCTTTTTCGAACATATGTCTGAAATTGCTTAAGTAGCCTCTGAGAATAAACCCTATATCCTGAATCATCCTCTCTAATATAATCGATCAGAAATTTATTCATTGTCGGCTTGCTGGAAGCAGTAGTCGCATAACCATATGGCGCCACTTTTAAGGCTCTTGGCCGGCGCTTTCTACCACCTGCTTGTGGCTTATCATTTATGTCTTTACGGCGCCATAGTCTGGGATACATAAAATCATGACGCAATGCATCAATGATAATATCTCCACCATTATTTCGCTCTATAACCGCTAAGGCGTTGTTATAGTATCGTCCGATCCTGTCGATATATTTTGCTAATTCCCTCGGCAATACTCTTGCCATAAATTCAGCAGCTTGCTCTCTGGTGTCGAGATCGAACACCTCTATGGTACTATAATCTCTGCCTTTACCAGTTGCTATATCGACACCCATTACATATCGATGAGCTGGTTTGCTTTCTTCTAGTATGATCTTGCCTCTTCGTCTCTCAGGAGACCGGTTTATTGGTTTATGCCATATCCAAAAACCCTGATCAGGGTCGATGAATGAAAAATCAAGCTCGCTAACGACATTATTGGTCGGATGTGTGAAGGTCTGAAGACCAGAGACTTTCTCCACAGGCGGTTTTATCGTAAGAGCTACTGCGGCAAGAGCGTTTTTGTCAAGGACGGTGTTACCTGAGCCGATAAAGGCCGCCAATACTTCCTGCTCGAATTTCCAGCCTTCTCCCTGCTCTTGTAAAGCCTGCCATTGCTCTTCAAGCCAAGGCGACCAGTATGGGCCATATTTAGA